AATTAAAGAATATATGGAAATAAGTGTTAAAAATGATGATATATTAATTAAGATGGCTGCTTTAGCTCAACGTGCTATGGCTACTACTACATCTGAAGGAGCATTAACAATTTCTGATGAAGAAAAAGAGCAATTACTTGCGGCTATGAACGAATTAAAAGGAGATAAATAATGGCTCAATATGGATTTTCAGCACTCAACCAACAATTAAATGCTAATATTAATAATGGATTTGAGGTTTCTAATGCTCAAATCCAAGCTAATTCAATTAGAGCTGTAAGAGTATTAAATATTATTTTAGATGAAACTCACCCAAGATTTAAAGAATTAGGGGAATGGAATGGTTTAGGAATTATTGAATATGAGGACATAATTAATCCTTTACCATCACCATCATTACCTATAGCTAGACCTTTAACGGGTAACTTTAAAAATTTACCATTAATAAATGAGGTTGTTTACTTAATTACTCTTCCTAATACTGAAATTGAATCTATATCTTCAAATACTATTGAATATTATATTAATATAGTTTCTCTTTGGAATCATCCCCACCATAATGCTTTCCCTACTTTTCCAAATACATTACCCCCAACTCAACAAAAAGATTATATTCAAACGGAAGCAGGTAATGTTAGAAGAGTAACAGACCAATCTACAGAAATATTTTTAGGTAAAACATTTAAAGAAAGATCAAACATTCATCCAATCTTACCTTTTGAAGGTGATATGATTTATGAAGGTAGATGGGGTAATAGTATTAGAATTGGTTCAACTGTTAAAGATTCACCTAATAACTGGTCAACAGTTGGAGAAGATGGAGATCCAATTTTAATTATTAGAAATGGCCAAGGTATTCAAACAGAAGAAGGTTGGGTTCCAACAGTAGAAGATATTAATAACGATGATTCTTCTATTTATTCTACAAGTACTCAAAAAATACCCTTAAAAGCTTCTAGTACTAATTATGATAGCTACAAAACAGCACCAACATCCCCCGATCAATATGCTGGAAAGCAAATTATAATTAATTCAGGTCGTTTAGTATTTAACTCAACAACAGATCATATTCTACTAAGCTCAGCACAAACTATAGGATTTAATGCTGTTAAAGGATTTAATTTTGATACTAAAGCTAATTTTGTGGTTGGAGCTCCTTCTATTAAATTAGGTTCTAAAAATGCTACTGAACCTTTATTATTAGGAAATCAAACGGTTAATTTATTAAATCAACTTATAGTAAACTTACAAGCATTTATGACTATTTGCTCAACATTAGTTTCAACTCCACCTGGTACTCCTTTAGGACCTTTAAATATTGTAGCAGGTCAAATGTCAACGATATTAAATGGTTTACAACAAAATTTAAATAGTATTAAATCTAAAAATAACTTTACTGTCTAATGGCAAATATACAAGATATTGATGTAGAAGCACTTTTAAAATCTATTCCTGACAGTTTAAAACCTCAAGGTTCGGCTAAATTAGGTAATATAATTTATGATAAGGGTAAAGTTATTCAACAACTTTTAAATCCTATTGCTACTAAATTATTAGAAAATGCAACCTTACCAGGTGGGGTTTGTGTTCCACAAGTAACCTTAGATAGATTAATTTTAGAAAGAAATGCTTTAGTAGGACAATTAAATTCTATTGGGACAAATTTAGATACAATAACTAAATCAATTACAGGATTAAATACTTATTTTAATTTAGTAGTAGCAGTTATTAATACTATATCAATTGCTAAAACAGTAGTATCAACCGCAGCTAAAATAGTTCCTATTATTCCAGGAGCTGTACCTGCTGCTTTAAGTGATTTAGAAGATGCTAAAAATAAATTAGTATTTACTAATACAGGTACTTCTAAATTAGATAAAATACAATCATCAATTACAACATCCGCTATTTCAATATCTTTAGTTAATGGATATATTTTAAGTATAGTAAATGTATTAAATTCATTAGATAATATTTTAACAAAATGTAGTCCTAATTCAACCTACATTCCTATTTCTAAAGGAATAAATGATAGTGCGGATGCTCAAAGACAAGCAGAAGCTACTATAAATCAAACTACATATAACGGATTTATTATTGAAATAGAAGAAGTACCTTATACACCCACAGTAAAACGTAGAAGGGCACTTGGTAAAAATCAACAAGGTATTGTTTTAATACAAACTGAATTATCATTTACTACCAATCCCCAAACATTAATCAATGAATTAAAAACAATTATTGATAGAGATAATTTAAAAGCTTATTAACTTAATATTTATAAACAATGAAACCATCAGATTTTAAAAAAATTATCAAAGAAGCAGTAAAGGAAGCTATTCAAGAAGAATTGAAAGATATTCTATTGGAAGCTGTTCGTGCTCCTAAGACAATTGTTACGGAGTCAGTTAGAGACACTTATGCTCAACCTCACTTGTCAAAACCAAAACAATTAACACCTCAAGAAAGACAAGCAATGTTTGGTAATATCTTAGAAGATATGCAAGGTGGTGGAGCAGCAACTACAGCATATAATGGAACTTTTCAACCACAAGGTCCTGTAGATGCTGTTAATGGTGCTTTACCTGAAGGTAGTGTAGGATTAGATCAAATTATGGCTTTAATGGGTGGTAAATAATGGCATTTGGAGCTAAAAAAATATTTCCCATAGATACGGCACCTTCAGTTGCTGTTGGGGTTGATATTCCTTTTAATGCTCCTGCTGTTTTTAAATCAAATTATACTACTCAAGCTTCTATCAAAAATAATTTAATTAATTTCTTTTTAACAAATAAAAATGAAAGATATTTAAATCCAACATTTGGTGGAGATTTAAGAGCATTTATTTTCCAACAGATTACAGAAGGGAATACTGAATACTTAAAACAAGATATTCAATCTCAATTATCTACATATTTTCCGAATGTACTTATTGGAAGTTTAGGAATTGATTCATTCCCTGATATTAATCAAATTAATGTAGTTTTAAAATATAGTATAAAAGATACTGGATTAACTGACGAAATACAATTAGCATTTATATAATGGCTACTAAAAAAAGAAATATAACCTATATTAATAAGGACTTTAGTGAACTAAGAGCTAGCTTGATTGACTATGCTAGAACTTATTTTCCAACAACTTATAACGATTTTACCCCAGCATCACCTGGTATGATGTTTATGGAAATGGCCGCCTATGTAGGTGATGTTTTATCATTTTATTTAGATAACCAAATCCAAGAAAACTATCTCCAATATGCTCGTCAGACAAATAACTTATATGAGTTGGCTTATATGTTTGGTTACAAACCAAATGTAACTCAAGTTGCTTCTGCTCCTATTGATTTTTACCAACAAGTCCCAGCAAAACTTTCTGGTTCTACTTACATCCCAGACTTTGATTATTCTTTATTTATTAATCAAAATGCTGTAATTACTTCAACAAGTAATAGTAATGTTTCTTTTTTAGTAGAAGAACCTGTAGATTTTTCAGTTTCTAGTTCTGGTGATCCTACTGAAATTTCTATATACTCAGTAAGTGGAGTTAATCCAACGTATTTCTTATTAAAGAAAACAAGAAAAGCATCCTCCGCTGTTGTTAGTACAACTACTTTTGCTTTTGGTGCTCCTGTACCTTTTTCTACAGTAGAAATAACAGGCGAAAAACTTGTAGGTATTTTAGATATTACTGATCAAACTACAGGAGATAAATGGTATGAAGTAGATTATTTAGCTCAAGAAACCGTATTTGATTCTATAAAAAATACAAACACAAACGATCCTAATTTATCTCAATATTCTGGAGATACTCCATATATTTTACAATTAAAACAAGTTCAAAGAAGATTTGCTACTCGTTTCTTAGATTCAACAACTCTTCAACTTCAATTTGGTTCAGGAACAACAGCAGATAATGATGCTGAAATTATTCCTAACCCAAATAACGTAGGTTTAGGTTTACCTTTTGGACAAAGTAAATTAACAACAGCATTTTCTCCATCTAATTTTATATTTACAAATACTTATGGTATTGCCCCTTCAAATACAACTTTAGTAGTTAGATATTTGACTGGTGGTGGAGTAGCAGCAAACGTATCTGCTAATGATTTAACTAACATAACAGGAAATATTCAATTCCTAAATAGTAATTTAGATTCAAGTACAGCAAATACTATCTTTAACTCATTAGCAGTTACTAACCCAGAAGCAGCTGATGGTGGAGGAGATGGAGATACGATTGAAGAAATTAGACAAAATGCTTCTGCTAACTTTGCTTCTCAATTACGTAACGTAACACAAGATGATTATTTAGTAAGAACATTATCTATGCCTGCTAAATATGGTGTAGTATCAAAAGCATATATTGAACCTACAAAAGCACAATCAATATCAGCAGGTGAATCTCAGTCCGTATTAGACTTGTATGTGTTGTCATATAACGTAAACAATCGTTTAACCACAGCATCGCCCGCTTTAAAACAAAATATTACTACATACTTATCTCAATATAGAATGGTTAATGATTCTGTTAATATTAAAGATGCTTTTATCATTAATATAGGAGTTAATTTTAGTATTATAGTTTTACCTAATTTTAATAGTAATGATATTTTAACAAGATGTATTACAGCTTTAAAAGATTATTTTGCTATTGATAAATGGGCTATTAATGAACCTATTGTTTTAAGAGATCTTTATATTTTGTTAGATGCTATTGAAGGAGTTCAAACAGTACAAAATATAACTATTACTAATTTAGTAGGAGAAAATTTAGGATACAGTAGATACGCTTATGATATATCAGCGGCAACACAAAATAATGTAATTTATCCTTCTTTAGATCCTAGTATTTTTGAAGTTAAATATCCAAACCAAGATATCCAAGGAAGGGTAGTAAATTTATAATAAAATGGCAGTATTAAAAATATTCCCCGAAAAAGACGCTACATTATATTCATTATTCCCTAATATGAATACAGGATTAGATGAAATAGTAGAAGCAACTCTTACAACCTTTGCTTATTCTAATCCCAACCCACAAACAAGTAGATTTTTAATTCAATTTTCCGATGCTGATATAGCTTCAGCTTTTGGACCTATGTCAGATGCTACTTATCATAGTGGGAGTTGGAATGCTAAATTACAATGCTTTGTATCAACAGCAACCGGTTTAGCAACAACATCTTCAGTAGTTTGTTTAACTGTAGCTCAACCATGGGATATGGGAACGGGAAGATATTTAGATGAACCTATTTCAACTGATGGTTGTAGTTGGATTTGGGCT